TTAATCGATCGGCGCTGAGCTGCAGCCATAGCCTTGGGTATCAGCTTGGCAAAGTCCTCGAAGCCTTTGACGTCTTGCGGGCTCATCTGCAGGGTCAAAAAACCCGCACTGGCTGACACCTTGTGATAGCTGCCGACACTCATGGTGTTTTCCTCAGAACGAGCGTTATCAGGCCATCGCCGCCTGGCTCTATGCGCGTGATGATGTAGTTGCCACCACCGTCCTCAGGCGGCAGTTCGACCACCACGCTCTGCCGCGTATCGACACCCGCGTTGTCGCCAACGCGGATAACCAGGTGCGGCTCACGCAGGCCGGTATTGATCTGGCCGAGCTTGGGCTGCAGCCACGGCGCCGAGAACATCCCGAGAACCTCGCGACCTTCGATATGCGCAAGATCGCCGAGGACATCGAACACCACCTCGTCCAGATCATCGATCAGGTCGCGGAAGGCCATGATCAGGCGGTCAGGCGGATGACTGCACGGGGACGCGTGCAGATGTGCAACGGGTTGGACTGAGCCTCACCCGCAACACCCTTACCGAAGGGCATTTCCTCCAGCTTGCTGTAATACGGCAGGCCTTCGGTGTTGACGGTTTCCATATAGTCTGCCGGCGCGTAAACCGACAGGAACAGTTCAGAAACCCCCTCAGGCACCAAGCGCGCTTCATCGTCAGGGACGAATGGAACACCCGCGACCTTGCCCCGGTAACGCTCCCAGCTAATACCACCAAACTCGAACGTTTCACGCCCGTCGCCACGAAGCGCTGCGGCCTGCTGGCTACCCTTGTAGGTATCGACAACCGATGAGTGGGCGATGAGTTTCTTCCAGAAGGTCTTGCCGCAGAAAGCGCGGGCGCCGGTGGTGGTCACGTTGCCGAGAGCATCTTCTTGCATGTCCAAGGCATCCATGCACTGCACCTGAATGTTGGCGTTCGGGTCATTCAGTCCCATCGACTGCTTCTGCTGCGACACCCCGAAAACCTTGTAGATGTCCAGCAGCACTGAAGAGCCGTCTGCGTCGAGCACCTTGCCGTTGATGGCCCCCATCCGATGAAACTCGTGAGTGGCATCCAGTTGGCGTTTCGCCTTAGCCAGACGCTTGTTGACCACATCCTGTACGGCCTGCAGTTCCGTCAGCGTGCCGAACGCGCGAATACCCTGAATCTCGTCCGCCTTGATCGCAAAGCGCTGCGGCAGGTGAACGGTATTGAACGGGATCAGCGTGCGCTTGCTACCACCCACCACCAGACCAGAGGTACCGCGCTCCCCCGCCGGCACCAGAGCGAGCGTGTCACCGTCTTTCTCGATCTGCACGGTAAGGGTGGCGACACCCTCCTCTTGGAACAGGCCAAGAGCCGCAAGGCGCCCTGGCACATACTCCTGCTCGTTGATAGCAGCGGTGAGGGCTGCAACGCCGAAAGCGTCGTCTTGGAAAATGGCAATCTCAGCCATGAGGTACTCCAGAAATTAAGAACCCCGCTCAGGGCGGGGTTGGGGTGAAAGAGAGTCGGGTCAGCGCAGGATGATGAAATGCGCTGCCAATGCCTGCTCCGCATAGGCGTCGATGCCGGTAAGCAGGGCCTCACTGACCTCGGCCAGCCGCACCACCGCGCGGCCGCGCCGAACGGTTTCGGACTCACCGAGAGAGGCATAGAGAATGCACACGGCTTTTTCGCTGCCGTCTTCTGCAGCGGGGTCGTAGGCAGTGAATTCGCTGCTGGCCGTTACCAGACCAAGCACTTGGCCAGCGACCAAGCCAGGACCGGCAGCGACATTGATGGCTTCGCGAGAGATCTTTCCGGGCCCCTCGGAAAGCAGGAACTCACCGGTGTGAACCGGCTCCTGGCGGATGTTACTCATAGTCGTGCTCCTTTATTGGCGGCCTGCCGGCGGGCAGCCCAGATGCTGGATGGATTGGGTAACTGCGCCTTGACCTTCTCTGGCTCGTCATCGGCCGGCGGCAGGCTGTTGTCGATCTCAAAACCTTTGCCGGAGCTGACCAGCTTCTCGAACAGCCGAGCCCGCACCGCATCAGGCTCCAAGCCGGCCTGCACAAATTCAACGGTAAGCTCCGGCAGCCGAGCAGCTACACAGAGATCGCGGACCCCCTTCGCACGCGTCAAGGCAGCCTGCACCGTGGCCTTGTCGGCCAGTTTGGTGGAGGCGATCAACGGCTCGACCAGATTGCTGATTCCCGCCTTGGCGCAGTTTTGGGCGATCATCAAGGCCAGCGCAGTAGAGTCGCCTGGGTCAGCCGCTGGCGGGTCAGGCGGTGTTGCCGGCTGGCCACTCGCTGCCTCTGGCAGGTCGGCCAACTGATCCAGCAGCGCCTTGGGTGTCTGACGGTAGCGCTGCATCGCCGCGCCCTGGCCAAGGCACGCCTTGACCTCGACCCCATTGCCCACTTCGTCAGCCAGGCCCAGCGCAAGTGCTTCCTGCGCAGTCAACCAGGTTTCATCGTTGACCATACGGCGCAGCTCGGCATCGTCGATGCCCGGCGCCTTGGCCTTGTATGCCGCGATGATCGCCTCGAAGGTTTGGTCGAGGACGTCGGCCACCCGGCGCAAGTCCTCGGCATCACCGCTGGTCCAGGTCCACGGGTTGTGCACCATCAGCATCGCATTCGAAGCCATCACCAGGCGGTGGGCGCCGCACGCAGCGACGCTTCCAGCGCTGGCCGCCAGAGCATCAACACGCGCGGTGCAGCGCTCACCCAACCGGTTTAGCGCGTTGTGAATAGCCAACCCGTCGAACAGATCGCCACCGATAGTATTGAAGGCCACCACCACCGGTGAAACGCCGTCATCGATCGCCTTCAGGTCCTGAATGAACTCATTCGCGGTGATGCCCCAGCCCCCGATCTCACCGTAGATGTAGATCTCGATGGGAGTGCTATCGGCCTTGGCATCGCCCTGCCCCTCAACCGCCGCGCTGATCTTGTACCAATGCTGGTCTTCGATCTGCTGCACCGAGGGCGCCTTGTTAAAGATGCGAAACGGCATCAGCTTTTTCATTTCTCCCCCTTGTCGCCGGACTCATCAGGGTCATCCTCGACGGCCGGCAAGCTGCTGTAGTTGAGGCCCAAGGCCTTCGCCCGGGCGATATCGGCGGCGTTCTCTTCGTCGACCACCTCCGCATCCGTACCGTTACGCAGGCACACCTCACTGCGCGATGCGAAGCCTGCGGCGATCTCCATGCTGCGCGACTGGACATCCTGCACCGGATGGATGTAAGCCCAGCCCTGCGGTACCCAACGTGTACGGTGGTACTCACGGCGGCGCTGTGCATAGTCAGGTAGATCGAGCGCACCGGCGAGCACAGCCATGTCCATCCAGGCTTTACGTACCGGCCGACAAAGCTGATGGACGTACACCTGGAACTGGAGCTGCTCCAACCGTCGACGGAACTCGGTCAGTACCACCCGGATCGCGCGGTCGTTCACGCCTTGCATGTCGCCAGTCATGAGTTCGTAAGGCAACCCCGAGCCAGCCGCAGCGGCCATCAGCTGCTGCCGCATGAAGTCGGGGTAGTTGTTACCGGCGTCCGGCGGGTCCGAGAACTCGACCTGCTCACCAGGCAGCAGCTCCTGCATCGTGCCGGGCTCAAGCCCTACCATCGGGGTGAAGCCGTCTCGGTCGTATCTGACCGGCGCCCCGGTAAGCGGGTCGAGTTGCGGCGGGCCGTCCGGGGCTGGCTTACGAACGAAGCCGGCAAATAAGTTGGCGACCTCTTGCCGGAACAACACCGCGTCGTCGAAGTTGTCCAGGCTACGCAGACGCTTCAGGACCGGCGCCAAGCGCGGTACGCCGCGCAGTTGCCCAGGTTCCAAGGGCTCAAACACATGCAGCATCTGCTCAGCCGGAATCCGCACCAGCTGGTTGTAGCCCACATTGAGAGAGGACTTGTCGCTGGGATGGTTGCGGTAGCACCAATACGCCACGCGCCGGCCCAGGGTGTTGAACTCGATGCCGGCCCGAATGACGTTGCCGAAACGGGTGACTTCGAACTTGTCATGGGGGACAAACTCTGGCGATAGGCACTGCAGCTGCAGCGGTACCGCGTAGCCGTCCTCCAGCCGGCGCGGACGCAGACGAATGAAGCACTCGCCCGACTGCTCTACCGTGCGGGCCACCAGCGCCTGCAAGCCATAGAAGTCCGTGAGCTGATCGGCATCAGCCTCATCAACCCAGTCCTCCCACAGCTCTTGCATCACCTTGCGAACCGCCTTGTCGAGCAGCCGAGGGTGCGGCGTGATGCCGGTACCGATCAGGTTACTGACGCGCTTGTCGATGACATTGGCAGCATAAGGGTCATTGCGCACCGCGCTGCGGGAGCGTGAGCGCAGGTTACGCAAGGCCGGCATGATCAAGCTGTTCACGCCGGTGTCAGGCGCATCCCATCCTGATGAGCGCCGTCCCTCGGCGGCGCCTTCGTAGCTGGCCTTAATCCGCTCGGGCACCAAAATGCCTGAACGACCGAGGGACAGGTAGCGTCCGCTCACAGCCCCTTGCCCCCATGGTAGATACGGGTCACCCGCGAGCGGGGGCCTGCGGCAGCGGTCAGCTCAGTACGGATCAGGTCACGAGCCTTTATCAGTTCGTCGACCGTCCGGTATTCAACGGTGCGGTCGGTGTACCGGACGGTCTTTTCACCACGTGCAATCGCCCGCTCGACAGCGTCGAGGTGTGCTTTCGTGTATGCCATGTCAGCGTCTCTTGAGATAGCCGCTGCTGGAGCTGCGGCGTTGCATGGATTGGGGTGCGACTCGCGGAGCCGGCGGTGGTGGCGGATCGTTGCGCTTGACCGGAGTAGGTACAGGAGCCGGCGAATCGATCTCGTCGTCCAGGTCGTCGTCCGGCTCGCTGACCTGGGGCCGGGCTGGCTCCGCTTCGTTTTGCTCGAACAAGTTGGCCTGCGCGAGCGCCTGCCTCAGCTTGTCCCAGTCCTGTTCGCCATAGCGGTGCAGGCCGAGGAAGTTGGCCATGGCCAAGTTGTAAACCATCAGGTCGAGCGCCTCATTGCGGTCGGCCTTGCCCTTGACCCACTCAATCCGCTTATAGCCCTTCACGTAGCGGGCGACCTTTCGCTCGGCCACGCACTGCTGGAAGAACTCGTCGGGCAGGTCCTTGGCAAAGTGCAACGCACCAGGACCTATCTCAAAGCTGTAGCGGTTGTAGATCCAATCCTTGGCCGTATCGGTGCCGACGATCCAAAGCTCCGCCCCATTGCGCTCGGTTTGGCCTTTCCAGGTGACATCCACCTGCGACGGCCGCTGGGCGATTACGGGCCGCCCCGGCTTGCTTGCGCCCTTAAGCGCGAACACGTTGCGCCAACGGCGGACACGGGCGAACTGGTAGACCTCGTGGGTGTGATGACCGCCGGAATCGATGCCGGTAGCCAGGATGCCGAGGCTCACGCCGCAGGGGTGCCGGTACCGGACTTTCAGCCGCTCGTCCAACAGTGACCAAGTACGCTCGTCGGCCGGGTCGCCGGGGATTACCTGGTGATCGACCACCCAGCGCTCCATGCCTGTCCCCCAAGCCATCACCATAAGCTCCAGGCGATTGGCCTGCACATCGACGGAGGCCGTTAAGGCAAGCGCCCCCACGGGCAAGGTTCCAAGAACGTAGTCCTCTTGCATCGCACGGGCCTGAAGCACCTCGGCCTTGGTTTGCTCGACTGCACTGTCCCAGACCTCTGCCAAACGGGTGTTGTAGAACACCTGCATCGGCTCCAAGTCGCCGCGATCCTGGGCGCGCTTTGCCCCCTCGAACTCGCGGGCCAGCATGGTCCAAGAATGCCACCCTAGAGGCGCATAGAGCGCATTGAGGTGGAAGCTCACTGTCTCGCCGTCTCCCTTGGCATGGGCTCGCCACTCACCCTTGGCCAACATCTCTGCCTTGTGATGCTCATCGATCAGCACATCACACTCAGTTCCTTCGCACTGGTAATGCACCGTGCTGAAGTCCGCGGAGTAAAGCAGACGCTCCCACTTCAAGATCTGCATATGCCCACAGGTAGGACATGGTACGTAGTAGTGCCGCTGATCCCCCATCATGAAGAGGTCATCGATCCGCGAGGCCCCCTTGATGAGCGGGGAACTGGAGAAATAGAACTTTGCGTTACGGCCGAAGGTACTGCCGCGCGCTTCGGCCAGCTTGATGCCATCGCCCTCTTGGTCTACGTCAACGTCCCAGCGGTCGACCTCATCGCCGTAAATGTACCGCGCCGACAGCTCAGACAGGTTCGCCGCCGAGCCAGCGGTGGTGGCGTACAACGTGCCACCCTCAAACTCTTTGGTGTCCATGGTGTTGCGGGCATCCCTGGAGCGGTTAGCTGCCACGCGCGCCTTGAGTTCGGGCGTTGCGTCGATTGTCTTGCCGATCCGGGACGACACACGCTTGGCCAGCCCTAGGCTGGGCAGCAGTGTCAGGATGTTGGATGGGGCCATGTGAATCAGGGCGCCGATCCAGTTCAGGGCGATCTGCGTTTTCATCAGCTGCGAGGCGACCTTGGTCACCACCCGTTTGCACGGGTGCGCGGGAGAAAGGCAGCGCATTGGTTCACGTGCGTAGGGTGTGCGCGCGGTGCGGTATTTGCCGGGTTCGGCGGCGCCGGTGTCACGCGGGATCCGCATGTACTCGTCCGCCCATTCATCAACCCATAGTTCAGGGTCAGGCGTCAGCCCTCGGCAATACGCTTCGCGGTACACCTCGGCACCGTCTGCGTATCCGGTGGGCATAGGCTCAGCTCTGTGTGATGGCTAGGTTAAGGTCGGCATCGCTCATCTTGCTGACCTCGGTTAGAACGCGGCGGAAGGCGCTCGCGAGATGTTTTTCGA